GTTGCTTTAGCTTCAATTTTTACATCACTAGCTTTTACAACTTGTAATTTTGAGCCAGAATCAGATGTAGTTCCAATAAGTACGTTTCCATTATCTTTTATAGAAATACCTTCACCACCGTCATTTACTAAATCTAATCCAGCACTATCTCTTGCGGATAATTTTCTTGTTGATATCAGATACCCATTTGATGTTTGTGTAATATTACCAGCTACTGTTAATGTTGCGTAAGGACTTGTAGTCCCAATTCCTACGTTTCCACTATCTCTATTTAGAATTACATTATTTGTACCAGTTGGTACAACTATTCTTAATTGCCCATTTGGTGAAAAAATTGCTAAATCATTTTCACTTCCTGCAACACTATGAAAAGCTAAACCATGATTACTAGCTTTATATATTCTACCTGTTTTTGAACTGTCAAAACTAACATTAGATGTAAATCTAACAGAACCAGCTACATCTAATTTATCTGTTGGACTGGACGTTCCAATACCTAAACCAGTAGAAGTTAAACGCATTTTTTCAGATGCATTAGCTTTAAAAGCCATATAATTATCTGTATGCCCATATATTATAGCCCCCTGACTGTAACTATCTGTATCTGAAAATTGTAAATTTGAAAAACCAGCATTTCCACCTAGTATTTGTATTGCTGCTGTTGAACTTGCTGCTGTCGCATCTGTAACAAACAAATCAGTATCACCATGAGCTGTTGCAGTTCCAGATTTTCTAATGATTGCTTTTCCAACAACTTCTAACTTTTCACTAGGGCTAGTCGTACCAATTCCAACTCCAGTTGTATTTAACCTTATAACATGACTATTACTGTTATCAACACCCATGTGTATAAAATCACTGTTTTCATCACCAATAATTTTTACTCTACCAATATTAGCATCAAGCGTAGAAAAATAAATTCCTTTAGAATTATCCAACCTAATATCACCACTAGCAATGTCCAATTTTTTTTGAGGGCTAGACGTTCCAATTCCCAAACCATTAGATGTCAAACGCATTCTTTCTGAACTACCTGCCTCAAAAATTTGATTTCCAGAACTATTTAATAAATGTGCAGCACTTCCATCTCCATTTTGTAACATTAATCCACCACTTCCACCTCTTAAATAAACTAGGTTATTTGAATCTTTTAATCCTATTTTAGCTTGACCAACACTGAAATTTGTACTTGTAAATTCTATTCCATATGAGGTACTATTTCCATTTGCAGTAACTTCTTCAAGTGTATCAGCCGAGCCAACTTGAGCATCAACATATGCTTTTACACTTTCAGCTGTTGGAACATTATTTGCAGTAGCCCCACTCATGGTATCACTATCAAGCCATCCAGTTATCTCAACACCACCTTTTGCAATACCATCAGCATCAATAGTAAATCCAGCAACAGTTCCTTTTGTTTTGTTTTGATATTGTGCAGCTAAATCGTCTTGGTCTATTAAAATAATTGAACCAATATCTATGTCTTCAGTTAAAGCTGTTGAAGTAACATTTATAACATTGTCGCTAGCACTTTGATTTGAAGACACATTTAATTTCATTACTTCTCCACTATGAGAATTTACAACATTAAAAGTGTCACCAGTTTTTAAAACAGATGAACCAATTGCATTTATAGGTAATTGAGTTAAAGATTTTTGTTCTGCTATTCTAACGTATTGTATTGAACCATTAAATGTTGTTCCAGCTTGGAATTTAATTGCAGTTGTTCCTTCACAAGTCAAATATAATTTGTAATCTCCACTAGCAGTTATAGATTGAGAAGTTCCTGTGCTACCAGCTTTTACTAATAAACTTCCAGATGTGACTACAACTCTAAAAGTGATAACAAAAGGTTTTTCTGTTGTTAAAACACTTTGTGTTAATTCGCTTGTAGAACCAGTAGCAGCAAAAACAGCTTTATTTGCTGTTGTATTAATACTCCAACCAGTTCCTAATGTCCAACCTGTTGCAACATTAAAATTACCATTTACAGCAACATTTGAACCAGTAGAAGCTACAGTTTTTCTTAATGTAGCAATAGGGCTATTTATCATTAAAGCATTTGTTACATTACTCATAATTTTAGCCTCATATGCTGGTTCATCTGTTTGTGAACCACCTAAACCACCTAAAGTTGTAGTTGTTGTAGTAGAATTTACTGTATCTCTTTTTATTTCATAGCCTTCATAATCCCATTCATCTAATAATGTGTAAAACTTACCTCTTCTAAATATATATTCTGGGTCATATTCATTTTGCCTGTGTTCTCTTAATCTACCTATTGGATTTACATATCTTGGTCTTGTAGCTGCACCCCCACCACTTGCTGTTGCTGTTTGATTTTTATTTTGGTCTCCAACTGCTAATCTCATAGTTGGTGCAATTACTACTTTTAGCTGTCCAGATAAAAATTCATCTATTAATATTTCTGTAAATGTTTTATTACCAGTTAAAATACCTCTTCCCCATTTACCATCTGCATTTGTTTTAACAAAAGAAGAACCATTATTAACTCTTAAAGTCCCAACACTATTACTTGCAATTGTATCTCCCCAAATTAAAGTACCAAAATCATACATTTCGCTTCCTGTACTATTATTTATAGAAGAATTAACTGTTTGCCCATAAGAAGAAGTTACAGAAGTATTTAATAATTGTAAAATACCTTTAAAACTTGAAGTGGTTTGTAATTTTATATCTGCTACATTTCCACCAGCATTAAAATTTAATGGTGATGCAAATAAACTAACATTAGCAGTTGGGTCTTGTAAAGTATTACTCCAACTTACTGTGCCTGAAGGAGTTGTGCTTCCTGGATTATTTGGGTCTGGTAAAGGAATAGAAATGTTTGGGAATTTTTGTATAACGCTTCCAGCATAATCGTCATGTCCACTAAATCTGCAAAAAAATGAACTTTGTTGAGAACCATAAGGTTCTATATCTAAGAAAAAACTCCATTCTCCTGTCATGCTTATTGCACTTCCACCAGAATCAACAAATGGAATTTGTTCTTGAAAACCAACATAATTAGTTTCAACATTTCTTCTAGATTTTATTATATATTTAGGAGTATTTATAAAAGGCGACCAATCATCTTTTATTATCCAATAATAATTACCACTAGATTGTTCATATTGCAAATAATATTCAGTTATTGTACCATCATCATTTAATTGAGAAGCATAAAAATTAAATTTAATTGAACACCACCAACCCCCAGTATGTTCAACAATATTAGACGAACTCATGTCCCAAACCCAATTTAAAGGAATAGATAAAAATAAAAAGTTAGATAAAGATGGGTCTATTATAGTTTCTTGGAAAATTTCTTGTCCTGTAGCTCCACTTCCATAAGGAAAACCTCCATAATAATTTTTACTAGCAAAACTTAGAAAATTGGCATTTGCTCTGTGTATAATTGGAAGATAATTGTATTTAGTACCAACTATTTTGCTTATTTGATTTCCTTGTATAGTTTGCTCATATCTTGTATAATAAGTATCTCCCAAATGGTCTTGACTTCCTTGTAAAGCTCCATTTAGATTATATTGCCTAGAATTTATATTCTGTGGATTGTCAATAAAACCACCTTCATCTGTTATATATTCTGGTATTTGAACTATCCAAAATTCGTGCTTCCAATATGTTATTCTAGCTCCCCAATGTTTTAATAATTCTTTTAAAACATCATAGCAATTTTCTGGTTCAAAATATTCTTGTTCATTTTTAGTATGAAACATAGATACAACACATTTAGTATTTGCTAATGGGTCTGTATTTTGATTTGTATTAGGCATTAATTGATTATACCAATTAACTGCTGTTGTAAAACCATAACTTTGAGAAACTCCCTGCCCATTTACTCCACTAATTGCAACTCCAGCTTTTTTTAATATTTGTGATATCCAATATATATATGTGGCTGGACCATAATACATATTTTCTCTTCTATAATTACCTAATGTTCTTTCATTTAATGGTATTGTACTACCACTTGGAGTAGAAGTATCAGATAAATCAACAAAATCAATATCTTTTAATAAAGCTAAACCATCAACAAACGTTAATTGTTGCTCATAAGGAAAACTTACATCTTCTCCAGCACCTAAATCCATAACTAAAAAACCACTCCATAATGGTTTTACTGAACTATATCCACTTGAATTTGCTCTATATAAATGTAAATAAACCTGCCTTTCTTGATAAGTTGTTCTTAATTGTTCAACAAAATCTTGTAAAGCTGTGTTTTTTACTACTAATAAAATAGTACAATGCGAACTAATAATAGGTGAAAATCTATCTTCTTGGTCGGTTTCATAGGTAATTATAGGACCACCAGTTCCCAGAGTTATTTCTGTAGCTGAACCACTAAAATTTTCAACAAAAATTTCTAGATAATATTCTAGATTATTGTTGCTTTTATATGATGAAAAATATTTTTTTCCAAAAGCCATTATTATACGCTTCTTAATCTGTTTATACCACCTCTTTGATTGCTAATGAAAATATCATTTCCACTAATACGCCCATATACTTCTATTTGTTGATTTCCACCATTAATCATACTTTTTAATCTATCAAGTGGAGCTATTACTTCTGGATTACTAGCATTTGTACCAACACCTTCTCCTACCAAACCTAAAGTTGGTCCAGTAACCAATCCACCTTCTGCAAAAGCTGGTATTAAAGAATTAAATGCTGTTCTTGCTAGTCCTGCTGCTAATCCTGCTACAACAGGAATTAAAAAAGGATTTATTGCAGTACTTTTTAAAGCATTTGAAACGGCTGCAGCAATACCTTGTGAAATTAATGCACCAATAGTTTCTCTAATTGAATTTTTAACTACTTTTGCATAATCTCTCATATTTTCTGCTCCCTGAGATAATGATTGTCCTAATGATTTACCCATTTTCAATATAGATTCTTCTGTCATTCCAAAAGCTTCTATTAATTGGTCTAAAATTGTTTTTGTTTTATATAATTCATTATTTAATGGACCTATAAATTCATTTGGGTCTGGTGCTGCTACAAAAGGATGTAATATAGATAAATCTACTGCATCTGTGCTTTCTGGAGTACCTAATTCAAATGGATTTGACAATAAACCTAAAACATCTAATAAATCTTTACTTTGATTTTTTATTGCGTCTGTTAAACTTCCAAATTGATGTTCATACTCAACAGTATCATCCATTAAACCTTCAATTTCTGCAGCCAAAGAATCAAAAACATTTGGTATTTCTCTTTTACCCAAATATCTTAATAATTGATTTACTCTATCTACTAAAAAAGAAAATGGATTATATTCCACTAACCATGCTAAAACTTGTATTAAAGCATTTTTCCACCATACCCAATTACCTAATCTTTCTTTAAATGCTTCATAATTTTCTCTTACATACATAAAACCACCAACAAGCGCAACTAATCCAACTAAAATTATACCTGTTCTGCTAAATAAATTTGCAAAAACTTTTGTTAAACTTCCTGTAATTGTTAATAAAGGACCAATTGCTGCAGCTAATAAAGTAAAATTAGCTATATTTTGTTTTAAAACTGGATTCATTTCTCTTACAGCACCTACAAACCCATTAGCCCAACTTAATAATTTTTGTGCAACTGGCAAAAGCATATTTCCTATTTCAACACCTAAATCTTTAAAATCTCCTGCTAATATTCTTGTTTGATTTGCAAAACTTCCAGATGTTCTTTGAAAATCACCTATTGCTTTTCCACTTTGTTTTACAGCTAATTGATATGTTAAAGTTGCTTTTTCAACTCTAGTTAATTCTTTAAAAACTAATCCTTGTTCTTGTGCAAACTTTTTTAAATCTGCTTCTGTGATTGCAATTCCTAATGATTTTATTGATTCTCTTTCACCTAATAAAGCTTTTGTTAAAGCTAAAGAAGCACCTTCTGCACCACCTGAAAAATTAGTGAATGAAGCTAAATCTACAGCTAATTCATTTACTTGTTTACTTAAATTTAATGCTTCTTTTTCGGTAAAACCAAAACCTACTAATAAATCTCCTGTATCTCCCAACATTTGTTGAGCAGCTTGACTTGATAATCCAAAAGAATCTTTAAATTCTTTTGCTGTTCTTTGAGCATCTTTTTGAATACTGCTAAATACTGTTTTAAATTTTGAACTAGTTTCTTCAAAATCTGAAGCCATTTTTATTGCAGCAGCTCCTAATCCTATTACAGGCAAAGTAATATTTCTTGTTAAAGTTTCTCCAGTACGCTGCATAGAAGCACCAAATTTACCTATGCTTCTTTGTGCTTTTTTCATGGCTTTGTCAAACCCTTTTAGATTTGCGCCAAACATAATAGTCAAATAACCTACTGATTTACCCATTTATTTTTTTGTTTTGTGTTTAGACATTTCTTTATAATATTCAGCTTTTGCCTTTAATTTTTTGTAATCTATTTTTGTTTCTTTTTTATCCCATTCAAATTTAATTAAGTCTGTTGGTTTTAACTTTTTACCTTTTGCAATTTGTATATTTAAAAGTAAAGTAGTTTGCCATCTTGTTCTTTCCCATTTACTTCTTTCTCTAATATTTTCTAATTCATAAAAACCATCCAATTTTATCCAAAAATATTTAGGCAAATAATCATAGAACTCTTCTATGTTCATACCTAAATAACCTAAAGCAATTTTTTCTAATTTATGCCAAGAAAGTTCGTTTTTTACTTCTTGGCTTTCTGCTTTTTTTCGTTATTCCCACCCATTTGCTCGGTTAATATTTCCATAGCTCTGCTTATACTATCATAATCTCCATCAATTAAATCTGCCAAATCATCTATTGTTAGTTTGCATTCTTGTTTAGCTGCTCTATATCCATCTTCAATACCACAAAAAATTAAATTTAAAGCATTGTCTAAAGTCATATTTGTTGCAAGTTTATCTAAATCAGATAATGCTGTGTTTGTTTTACTTGAATATTTTCTTAAAGCATTAAATCCAAATTTTATTGGATGTTTTTTACCATTAATTTCTAAAAATGTATAATTCATATTTGTTTAGTTTTATAAGGTTCATAGCAAAGGCACTAAACAAAAATTTAGAGCCTAAGCTAATCCCCTATTTTTTATACTTCAGTTCTAGATAAAGTTCCTGTCCCCTCTATTGTGAAAGAATAAGTTGCAGTATCTTCAGTTCCACCAGTTAAACTCATAGATGTAATATAGCCCTGCCCAGTATAATAATTATCATCTGTTGCTTGATTATCTCCGAACATAAATGTAACTGGTAATCTTGCAGTTAATACATTTGTGTCAATTAAGTCATCTGCTCCATTTGTTATATCTGTGCCCGAACCACTTGTCCATGCATAAGCACCATCTACGTCTAAAGAATAATCTCTAACACCTTCAAGCACTTCTTTAAAGCCATTACTATCTTTATTAGTAATTTCTCTTGTTGATTGGTTTATGTTTAAAGTACAATTTTGAGCATAAGCAACTAGTGTATTTTGTCCACTATTGCCTAAATATACTTTTAATTCTGTTCCATTTAAAATAGCCATTTTCTTTTATTTTTTATATTAATTAATTATTTTCTTCAGCAATTTTTATTTTGCTTTTTTTTTCTTTTTTTTCTTTTTCTTGTACATATTTATTTTCTTTTAAAAAATTTAATGTGTTTTCGTCATTTATTTCAAGTATGGTTCCTGCTTTAATAATTTGTCCAGCATATCTCCAACTTTTATTTAATTTTATTTTCATTTTTTTTTAATTTGTAGGAGATATCTGTCTAATTTCAAAATCTAATGCTTTTCTATAAATACCTGAATCTCCACTTGTATCGTCAAATATATCATTATATGTTTGAAATTGACTAGATTGTATAGTTTCGCCACCATAATCTCCCTGATTAATTCTATCCATAGCAATTCTTATTTTTTTTGCTAAATCTGATGCTTGACTATATGTTTTACTATAACAACTAATCATAACATCATTTGTATCTAATGTGCTTACACCATCTTTAGTATCATTAGGTCTTACTCCAGTTATATCATATATTATAAATGGAAATTGAGTTGTTTGTGGAGCTACATTAGGAAAAATTCTTGTTCCAACTAATGTATTTATATCACTATTATTTGCTAAAATATTATATATTGCTTTTCCTATTTCCATTATCTTCCTAAAATACCAAATTTTTCTGTCCTTTTTGCATGTCTCTTAATTAATTTTTCCATAACTTTTTGTGCGTCTCTTCTTGCATTAGCATTTACAATATCTTTTGTAGCTTCAAAAGCTGGTTGCATAAATGGTTGGTCTTGCCCTAAACCACGACCACCAAATTTAATTTTACTTCCAAATTCTACCCAAGCACCATAAAACCCAGATTTTCCATATAATTTATTTCTGTTTTTTCCTGTTGCTTTTGCATCTGATGTTTTTTTAGCAAATCTTCCTTTTACTCGAGGTCCTAAATATCCGCCCATAGCATTTCTACTTTCTTTAGTAGTAAAAAAACCTATACTTCTACCTAATCTTCCTGTTCCTCTTTTACTTTTATTAGATATTTCATTTGCATTTAATTGTGCTTGTTTTTGCATAGGCTTACAATTTTCTTTCCAAAAAGCATTCCATGCTTTGCCTTCGCCATTTCTTATAGATTTAGGTAATTTTGAAAACATATTTTGTATTTCTTTAACACCAAACACTTGTATTGAATTATTTTGTTTAAATAAAGCCATTAATCTTTGTTTTCACAAATTATTTCTAAAAATCTAGTTCTGCCTTCTATTTGATTTATAACTTTAATAAAATAATCTTTGCTATCATAAACTATTTTAGATTGTAAAGATAAATTACTCATATCTAAATTCCTAATATAAATGTGTAACTTAGTCATTCCAGTTATTTTATCAGATTCATCCATTTTTTCACTACCCCCTTTCCATTCTATTGCAGCCCAAACAGTACGAAATAAACTATAACTTCTAGTTAATTCACCATAACTATTTGCTGATGTGCTAACATTGTAAATACTTACTCTTCTGTCTAGTTCTCCTATTGTCATCCTATTGTTTGCACTTTATAAGTGTCAAGTAACCATTTAACATTTTGAGGCAATTCAGTTGCAATTCTACCTATAACAACACTATTTCTATTTTCGTAAAAATTAGCTATTGTCAAAAGTATAGCTTGTTTTATTATTTCTGGCACATCACTTGCAGTTCCATATCCAACAGTATATTCTACTTCAACTGCATCATTTCTTTTTGCAATTTCTGGAAAACTTTGATTATCTTTTAATTGTATCTGAGCTGGTTCATATTCCAATTGTTTAATATATATGTTAGGTGATAAAGTTTGCAAAGTATTGTCACTATCATAATATTTTACATGTGCAACTGCACTAACTTTACTTTTAAATAAACTTTCTATTTCTTTAAAACTACTTGCAAATTGTTTTAAAACAGTATTTATAAAAAATCTATTTGTGTATTCTTCGCTAAGTTGAGTTGCAGCTTTTATTAAAGATGTAATATATGTATCATCTGCACTTGTATCAACTCGCAAATGAGATTTTGCTTCAGTTAAACTTATTGGATATGTACTTGCTGCTGTATCAACTTGGTATGTTTTCATATTATTTAGTTATAAAAAAAAGGAGTGATGGTTAGTTCCACCACCCCTTTTTTTGAATTAATTATTAATACTAATTTTGGTGTATATAAGCAAAAGCTGAAGATGCTTGTGTTGCAGCAGCACCATATAAACTAGTTATAACCATTCTTGGTAAACCAGTTGCAGCATTTGTATACGGGTCAAACAGTATATCTAAGCCGCCAAATTGAGCGATGTGTACACGAGAAAAATCTCCAAATAAAGTAGCTTCTTTGCTAGTTAATCCATGACCAACGTTAGAAGATACAAAACTAAAATATCCATTTACAGTTTTATCTCTTTGGTCGTATACAGCTGTAACAGCATCAACTCCAGCTAAAGTTCTAACTTTTTTATATGCTAAAGGATTCATTATATAAGCCATTCTAGAACCTTCTAAAGGCACATTAGCTGTTAAAACAGATTCTTCTAAATCAGCAACTTTAGCAGCAGTCAAAGCAGCAGCAGTTAATTCAGTTGCATCAGCTACAATAGAATCTGGAGATTGAGCAATATCAGCATTAGATAATAATGACTTTTCTAATGTTGCAGCCATATTAGCAGCCATATTTCTTCTTAATGCAGCTTCAAGACCAGCATTTTGTACCATTGATTCTTGAGACATATTTACAATAGAAATTAATTTACTAGGAGTAATAGTGATATTTGTAGTTGTTCCACTTCCAGTAGTTCCTTGAGTAGCACCACCATCTTCTCTTACCCATTGAGAATCAATAGATTGAAAAATTGGAAATTTCATGTTATTTACTCCACCATAGAAATTTGCTCCAGCACTTGCTAAAACTAAATTTGCTTCTAATTGGTCTGTAAAAGCCATAGTTTCAACTGAATTTTGGTCTGCAGTATCAATATTTGCTCTTGTTAATATAGAAGAAGGAATTGCTAGACCTTTGTAATTTTGACCTGTATATCTAGCTTCATTTCTTGCTTCTTGGTCTAACTCTTTATATAATCCAGTAACGTTTCCTGAAAGAGCAGCCCTAACAGCACCTTGAAAAGTAAATTTTTCTAAATCTTTGTCTTTTTTATTAGCTGCAACTCCTGAAACTACAGCAGCATTACGCTTTATAGTTTCTAATTTTTCAGCTCTTTCTATTTTTGAGTCAAGATTATCAACTTCTTGTAAAAGTCCATCTACTTGCTCGTTTTCTTCAGAGGTTAAATCTCTTTCCTCAGTTGTAGCAACATCCTTAATGTTTTCCAACTGAGAAATAATATCTGACCTTTCCTCTTTTAAAATAATTGATGTTTTCATTTTATAATTTTTTTTATTTATTTTCTCTTTTTTAATTCAATATTTAATGAGATAAGAGAACCCCTCACTAAATTTTTTTCTTTTTCTTCAACTTCTTCAATATTTTCTTCAATATCATTAATTAAAGATTTTTTGTATTCTTCCAAACCTCTTTTAGCTACAACTAAATCACTTTCAGCTTGAGAGTAGGCTGGGTAGGTAACTGGAGATACATCATAAAGCTGGTCTATTTTTGTTATTGTTCTTACATTATTTCCATCTTCATCTGTGTCCCATTGGTCTTCAGAAACTGTAAAAGCAAACGAACTTTGAGAAATGTCGCCTCTTTTCATAGATATAGCTAAATCTTTTCCATACGTAGTGTCTGGCATGTCAAACTCATATCTTAATCCTTTTTCATCTGCTTGTAATTTTAAAGTTCCAGAAGTACTTCTTGCTAAAATTAGATTTGGGTCATGGTTAATTAAAGCCCTGACATCTGATTTTGCTATTAATTCATCTGTAAAAGCACCTTTTTCAATGTACTCATAAAAACCACCAAGATTATTAGACCTGCTATTATATACGCTAGCATGTCCTACAACTACATCTTTGCCTTCTTCGTTACTTTCAACTCTAGTTTCTATATTAAAAATTCTTTTTTCCATATTATTATTTTTTATTGTTCTATTATTCATAGATTCTATTATATCTTCATGTGATTCAAATGGCATATAAACTACTTCTCCATCTAACGTGTGTTCGTGATAACCATTTCCACCTAATTTTTCTGCTTCTTTTTCTGCTTCTTCTATTGTATCAAATAATGGTAATTCTATATTATCAGTTATCATTGAACCAACTTTTTTTCTTATATTTTTTTCTTCTTTATCTATTTCTTCTAATTTATTTATAGACCAATTTATCATACTGCTACCTCCCCAAGCATCCCACATCAGACCTCCACAACCTTCATCATAAGGAACATCTTTATGTTGTTCATGTCTTTTAAAACTAGCAATTCTTGCAATAGTTTTTCTAGATAAATTTTCTCTTTTTGCAATTTGATTAGCTCTTGTCCATCCTACGTTAGTACCACAATCACTTCCATTTTCTTCTTTCCATTTTAATGCTCGTTTAGCATTATTTGTCGCAGATTCTGGGTAATCATTATATGTGTTTTCTGCTCTATAATTTTTATTAGCTTCTTCAGCTTCTTTTTTAGAATTATATATACATGAACCATTTTGTCCCCATTTCCATTTACCATTAGAACATTTTTTAGCTGGCATCTTCTCCTATTTTATCTATCGTAGTCATGTTCATTTGCATAAAATGCTTATCTCCACCAACTATACTATTTAAATTTTCTTTTTGTCTAACTTCATTTATTGACATATAACCATTTGTGATTGCTGTTTTATAAGCTTCAGTTCTTGACTTGACATCACCTCTTAAAAGACCATTTACGTTAAATTCTACAAATGTTTTACCAATTTCATTTGTTCTAAATAATTTTAAATTCATTTCTGCTTCTATTCTATTTATATATGGCATTAAAGTATAAGTTACAAACTCTTGAGATTGCATTTCAATGTTATTAAAACTTGATTTGCTTAAATCTTTTAGCATATGTGGTGGCACATTAAAGATTCTTGCCACTTCCTCAATACTGAACTGTCTTGAGCTGAGAAACTGTGCTTGTTCAGGACTAATTGAAATAGGTTTGAATGTTAATCCTTCTTCTAAAACAATTGTAGAATTACTGTTTTTTAATTTACCATAATTATTATTAAAACTAGTTTTTAATCTTTGCAAAGCAGTATCACTTAATGCTCTATCTGTTTGTAAAATAGAACTTGGTTTTGCACCATTTGAAAAAAATGTTGAGCCAAATTGCTCTAAACTTTCTGACCAATTTAAAGCTTTAGCACACTGGTCTATTGGACTTATACCTGTAAATCCATCATCTGTTATTGTTTTAAAATGTAAAATATCTGAAGAATCTAAAACTCCAGATTCTGTTTGATAATATAATTGGTTCTCATTTACAAAAACTTTTACTATTTCTGGGTCTAAGCATATTAATTGCACAGGAGTTCCAGAATTATTTCTTTCAATTTTTACATAAGCATTTCCTTCAGTACAAATACTGAGCATAATAAACTCAAAAAAAGTTATTTTATTTTGATAATAATTTGGTTTAAATTTTACAAGATTGTAAATAGGACTTTTTGTATCTTCTAATTTATCACCATTTTTTTGTTTAGTATAAACTGATATTGGTAAAGAAGAAACTGATTCAGCTAATAATCTTATTGCACACCAAACAGATGTTAAAGTTAATGCTTTATCTGTGTCAAAAACATTTGCATTAGGAAATATAGTATTAAGAGATAAATCTCTTTGATTTTTAGTTTGTGGCAAGAAAACGTTTGTAATTCTTTCTAGTAAAGTCAATGTGAAAATTTATTTTCACAATAATACTACACAATTTTTTTTAAAAAGCAATATTTTTAATTTTATTTTTTAACATTTTACAATACTATAATATCTCTGTTATCATAAATGCTATCTCCACTTTCTGTAGTTAAATATGAACCTATAGCCATTATTAAAGCTACAACTGGGTCTATTTTTTCTTTGCTTTTATTCTTTGCTGGTTTTATGTTACCTGCTGGGTCTTCTTGAAGAGCAACATTACTCATGCACCAATTCATACATGGATTATTATTATGAATAATGTTTTTTGCTAATATTTCAGCTTCTAAGGTTTTTGTGGGCATACTCATACTAACAAAACCTTGTCCAAATGGGTCTAATTTACATCCATCTTTTTCTTGAAGGTCTATAATTAATTGAGAAGACCCCCATCTGTCGTAGCATATACTTTGTATTCTATATTTTTTTGATAATTCATTAATTTTTGCTCTAATAAAATTATAATCAGCAACATCTCCAGTTGTTGCATAAATATGTCCATCTCTTAGCCAAGATACATAATCAACGCCATCTCTTTCACTTCTTTTTTTAGCATTTTCTTCTGGAATAAATATATATGGTATAAAAACGAATTTTCCATTTACATTAAATAATAAAACTAAAGCAGTCAAATCTCTAGTTGAAGCTAAATCTAAACCACCCCAGCATTCCATTCCATCTAATTGGTTATAATCAAAATTTTCATAACATGCATTCCATTCTCCTGAAGTCATCCATGCTTGTTGCGAATCAGTCCATTGATTAAGCATTAAACGCCTAAAAGTGTTTTGATATGAAGGAACATCTATTGCTTTTTGACTTTCTCTTTCCATATATTCTTTTCGTAAACTTATACCATAATTTGGATTAGCTTTTATCCAAGTTTCTTCTGAAGCAATATCATCTTCTATATCTGCTTCATATATTACAGAATAAAAAGTGTCATCTTCAATAATTTTTTCGCTTACTTTTTTTGCATAAGAATATATTTCATAACAAATGCTATTTTTATCATAACCAGCAGTTGTAATAGCAATAATTAATGGTTGTCTTCTTGAACCAACACTTGTTGTTAAAGTGTCCCATAAATCTCTATTAGGTTGGGTATGTAGCTCATCAAAAAGAATACAGTTAGCATTAAAACCATGTTTTGTTTTAGAATCAGAACTAATTGCTTGATAAAAATTTCCTTTTGCTTCATTTACAATTGAATTTCTAAATACTTTTGCTCTTTTACTTAATTCTGGGTTTTGCATAACCATTCCTTTTGCTATTTCAAAAACAATTCCAGCTTGACTTCTATCTCCTGCAGCACTATAAACTTCACTACCTCTTTCTTCGTCTGCAAATAACATATATAATCCAATTGCAGCGCATAAAGTAGACTTTCCATTCTTTCTTGGGACTTCAATAAATACTGTGCGATATTTTCTTAGATTTGTTTTTTTATCTTTCCAACCAAATATATCTCCAACAATTTGGCTTTGCCATTTTTCTAATTTTAATGGCTTATTAGTTAATTCTCCTTTTGTGTGTGTTATAAAGGTTTCAATAAAACTAATTGCTCTGTTAGCAGATTTTTTGTCAAAAAAATATTTAGTCAAAATAATTATTTATTTGAGTATTATTATTAATTGTTGGAGCTGATATGCTTGCTCTTGCAACAGGAGTTAAACCAAACTGTGTAGCAAGTTTTAAAGCACTATTTAAAGCATCTTTTGCTATTTTTTGATATGGTACTGCTTGTGCATGTTTTATGCTTCCATCAGAATTTTTAAATACTTGTATTCTACCTTTTTCTCTTAACATCATCTCAGTTTCTATATACAAACTTATCTCATTACAATATGCTTCTATTAATCTTAAGTCAATATTGTGTAACATATTTAAATTATATAATTGATTGGTAACTTTATACCATTCTTTTTTACCTATTTCAGACAATAACTCTGGTGGTTCTGGTATTTTTTGAACCAAATCTACTTGCATTTCATTTATAACTTCTCTAGAAGATTCTAAAGTTCCTTGCATTTCTTTTATCTTTGTAGGTAATTTTTTTCTTCCTTTTGTCATTGTATAAATTGAAAATTAAATGTTTTAACTCCCTTTTCTCTAAAACCTTTTTTTCTTTTCATATTTCCACCAACAATTTGTTTACCCATAATTCTTTTATATCCTAAATATTTCCAATTTTTGTTTTTTATTCTTGATTTATACATAGGAACAGAACTAAATTTTGCCATTATTTTACATTTAATTTTTTTTAGTAAAATTTTTGAACACTCATCTACCATTTTTATACCCAATCCTAAACCATTATAATCTGGGTGAATAACAACTCTATTAGAATGGTATATTATTGTTGTATTTTTTCTATGTGGAACGTAATTAGCAAAACATTGAAAACCAATTTGTATATTATTATGAAATAAACCAAATGTATATATTTTTCCACCTGGCAAATTGTGATTCAAATAATGATATTTGCTAAAATATTTCCAGCTTTCTCTTCCAACTTCTCTAATTTCAAATTTGATTTGTTCTCGTTTTCTAAAAAAAAAATCTTCCGTTTTAGGAAGTAAAAATTTTTGTAAATTACAATCTATCATCCAATCAGGTTTTAACCATTCTATTATATCATTATGACATGAACATAAAATTATTTTTTTGTTATGTTTTTTAGCATATTTATATAAGCATAAAGACATAGCTTTAGCAACTGTTCTATCAACTACAGAAGTCCATTCATCTATAAAAGCTATTTCTTTGTTTTTAGTCATCAAAAAAACTGCTTCGGCTCTAGCTTTTTGCCCATTAGATAAAGTCTTTACAGGTCTTATCCAACATGGCACACTATTTAATCCTATACCATTTAATAGATTAGCACATTCTTCATATGATAAATGTTCTGGTAATTGATTTATAATTGGTTTGTTTTCATCTAATTTTACTTCAAAAATATTTTCTCCAAATAAATGTTTTATCATTGTGGTTTTTCCACTTCCACTATTCCCATAAACTAAACCAATATTCCAATTATCTGGAATATTAATATCTTTTATTTTTAAATGATGTGTTGATTTTTTTTCTACATCTATATCTAATGAATTAGCTGCTATTTGACATCTGAATTCTTTATTGACATCTGATTTTAAAAAAACTTCAATTGTATTAGGTATCATTGTACTATTTTTATGTTTAAATTTTCTTTTTTTAATTTGTTATACCATTCTTGAGCTTCATTTTCATTTTCAAATTCTATATTTAAAAACCATAAAGGATTTTCGTGTTGATATTCTTTTTCTTCTAAATTAATATTATCATCTATATTTTTCCAAACATCAACTCCCCATAAATCTAAATTATTTGCATCCCATTCATTACTTAAAATATCCCAATCCCATTGTCCATAATTAGAATTATCTTTTATAATAAATTCTTTTTTTTGTTCTTCTGTAAATCCCTTTGCTATTTTTACTGGAACATCTTTTAATCCAGCTTTTAAACATGCTTGATATCTCATATTACCTCCCAAAATTATATTGTTTTCATCTATAACAATGGGTCTTAATTCTAACATTTCTGGAAATTGCTTAATACTATTAACTAATTTTTCAAATTTAGAATCATCTATTACTCTTGGATTGTCTTCGTTTGATTTTAATTTTCTTATATCCATTTTATTTTTTATTTAGTGTTGGTTCTGTTCTTATTAATGTAGGAAAACCACCAAATTCTTTTTCTATTTCTTGCATATATTTTCCACATTTGCATTGTGCTTCTTTTGTTCTAACTTTGCCTTCAAAAATTTCTAAAGTAGCTTTTTCTAATTTTTTTTCTATCTTACAATTATTACAATAATATTTAAACATAATATGTTGGTTTTAGTTTGAACTTAAACTGATTATATTAACATCTATACCCATATACCCAATTTTGCGTTTTCGCTGGTGGATA